CAAGGTCAAGGTCGTGGGGCGCTTAGATCGCAAGGTCAATGCCGACAAGCTTCAAGATTTAGCAGCAGAGTTTGGTTTAACCCAGCACTTATCCAGCCTGTTTCGGTGGAAGCCTGAAGTCAATGCCTCGGCATGGAAGTCAGCAGATGTAAGCATTACTGAAGTTTTGCAGGACGCTATTACGACCACCAACGGTCGCCCATCTTTCACAATCATTAAGGAATAAATATCATGGCACAACTTCTCGAAACCTTCAGCGTTGACGCGCTCCCCGTCTCTGACCGTAATTTTGAACCATTACCGGCTGGCTGGTACACAGCAGTGGTGAACGGTGCGGAGATCAAAAACACCAAAGCAGGCACGGGTCAGTATATTGCTGTGCGCTATGACATTACTGGACCCACCCACCAAGGGCGCGTGGTGTTTGGCAACCTGAACATCAAGAACCCAAACCCCAAGGCTGAGGAGATTGGTCGCCAGCAGCTTGGTGAGCTTATGCGAGCAATTGGCTTGACAACTGTGCAAGACACTGATCAATTAATTGGTGGACAGTTGAGCATTAAGCTAGATGTGCGTGAGTCCGAGCAGTATGGCGCATCGAACGACGTCAAGGGTTACAAGTCTAATGGCGCTGCACCACCAGTGGCAGCCAAAGCACCGGCAGCAGCTAAGGCAGCCCCACCTTGGGTTAAGAAGTAAAAAAATGCCCCCAGCCACACGGTTGGGGGCAAAAAAACCAAGGAGAGGTACATGAAAATACCAGAGTCAGAATACACGATTGAAGCACTGATTGACAAGCACCATGAAGATAATCAGGGTGGTGCTCGACCCCACATGGGTGCTAGCGTACTGGGTCACCCCTGCGATCGGTGGCTATGGCTATCGTTTAGAATGGCGGTGGTCGAGAAGTTCCCTGGTCGGATCCTGCGCCTGTTCAGACGTGGTCAGACTGAGGAGGCACAAGTTGTGTCAGACCTACGCGCTATTGGTATGAGTGTGCAAAAGACCGGTGCTAACCAAAGTCGGGTGGACTTCGGGTGCCATGTCTCTGGCAGCATTGACGGCATCATTGAATCTGGTGTGCCAGAAGCACCCAAGACACCCCATGTGTTGGAGATCAAGACGCATGGCAAGAAATCGTTTGATAGTTTGCTAAAGGATGGCGTTGAGAAGTCCAAGCCCATGCACTTTGTCCAGATGCAGATGTACATGCTAGGGATGAAGCTTGACCGTGCGCTGTATGTGGCGATATGCAAGGACGACGACCGTATCTATACCGAGCGGGTCAAGCTTGATAAGGCTGTGGCTCAGAAGGGCGTGGAGCGTGGCCATCGCTTGGTCAAGGCTGATCGTATGCCACCACCCATTAGCACCGACCCTACATGGTTTGAATGCCGGTTCTGTGCGGCGCATGAGTTTTGCCATAAGACTAAGTTGACTAAGGAAGTTAACTGTCGGACTTGTACTTACAGCAGTGCCAATGAAGATGGCACTTGGTCTTGTTTAGAGTACAACGTCAAACTAAGTTTTGAGAATCAAAAGGCTGGCTGCGAGGCGCACGTTCTGCACCCTGATCTAGTACCGTGGAAGGTCAAGATTTTGGGCGATGACGTTATCTGGATCACGCCAGAAGGTGAGATTAGTAATGGCATTAAAGGTCCGGATGTCTTTTCCAGCCGCGAAATTGTTGCCAATTACAAAGCCTGTGCGAGTCCTGATGAGTTCATCAAGACCTTGCGTAAAGACTTTGGTGCGGAGATATTTTGATGTTGCGTGACTACCAACAACGCGCCATCGATCAGCTATATGCGTGGTTTCACAAGAACCCAACCGGCAACCCGTGCCTCGTCCTGCCAACTGGGTCGGGGAAGAGCCACATCGTGGCGGCGCTGTGTAAGGACGCGCTGCAATCTTGGCCAAAAACAAAAATTCTTATGTTGACGCATGTCAAAGAGTTGATTGTTCAGAATGCAGAGAAAATGAGACTCCACTGGAGGGGAGCGCCTTTGGGTATTTATAGCGCAGGGATCGGCAAGCGTCAATTGGGTGAACCCATTACCTTTGCCGGCATTCAGTCAGTCAGAACCAAGGCAGCCCTGCTTGGACACATTGATTTGGTGATTGTTGATGAGTGTCACCTAGTGAGCCACAAAGATGAGGGCGGATACCGCACCCTTTTAAACGACCTACAAGCGATTAATCCTAATCTTAGGGTGGTAGGGTTGACCGCCACGCCTTATCGCCTTGGGCACGGTTTAATCACGGATAAACCGGCATTGTTTGATGCGTTGATTGAGCCGGTCAGCATTGAGGAGTTAGTTTATAAAAAATATTTGGCGACCCTGCGTAGCAAAACCACGTCCGAGCGCTTTGACGTGTCGGGTGTACACAAGCGTGGTGGCGAGTACATTGAGTCCGAGTTGCAGGCGGCAGTGGACAATGCCGATAAAAATAAACAAGTGGTGCGTGAGGTCATCAAGCTTGCCTGTGATCGACGCGCCTGGTTGTTCTTTTGCGCTGGTGTCAAACACGCACAGAACGTATGCCAAGAATTAATTGCGCAGGGCGTGACTGCAGCGTGTGTGACCGGTGAAACACCCAAGGCAGAGCGTGACAGGATACTGACCGAGTTTAAGGCTGGGCGCATTCGTGCGCTGACCAATGCCAATGTGCTGACCACAGGATTTGACTATCCGGATATAGACCTGATCGCTATGCTACGCCCAACCATGAGCGCATCGCTCTATGTCCAGATGGCAGGGCGTGGTATGCGCCCCAAGAGTCACACCGATCACTGCTTGGTGCTCGACTTTGCGGGGGTGGTCGAGACGCACGGTCCGATCACCAACGTGCAGCCACCAAAAAAGGGTGGGTCGGGTGAGGGCGAGGTACCGGTCAAGGTGTGCGATGAGTGCCATGAGATTGTGCATATCTCTGCTAAGGTCTGCCCGAACTGTGGTCACGCATTCCCACCGCCAGAAGAAAAGAAGTTAGTGCTGCGCCATGACGACATCATGGGGCTAAATGGCATGGATATGCCGGTGACTGATTGGCATTGGCGCAAGCATGTTAGCCGTGCCAGTGGCAACGAAATGATTGCTGTCACTTACTATGGTGGCTTGACTGACCCGCCAATTACTGAGTATTTGCCCATTTTTAATCAAGGCTTTGCTGGGCAGAAATCATGGCAGTTGTTGCATGACATAGGCAACCAAGCAAAGGCAGTGCTGTCTGGCATTAACCAAGAGCAGGCACCTATCAATTATTTGGTGGTGCAGATGAACCAGGCTAACCCGCCTCGCATGATTTCTTACCAGCGGGATGGCAAATTTTATAAGGTGGTGAAAAGATTATGGTAAACCCATACGAAATTACAGAACCAACGTGCATAAGCTTCTCTGGCGGCAGGACTTCTGCCTATATGCTTTACAAAGTGCTAGAGGCACATGGCGGGAAGATGCCTGATGATGGCATTGTGTGCTTTGCAAACACAGGCAAAGAAGAGGAAGCCACACTAAAGTTTGTTAACGATTGTTCTGTTAATTGGAATGTCAAAATACATTGGATTGAATATCAAGAACACGAAAAGCCAGAGTATAGGTACAAAGAAGTTACTTATGAGACGGCCGCACGAAACGGGGAACCGTTTGAGGCAATCATTCGCAAGCGTCAATATTTACCTAATCCAGTAACAAGGTTTTGCACAAGTGAATTAAAAATACGCACTATGGCGTGTTTTCTTAAACACTCTGGACTGTTTGACGATTGCACAAAATCAGAATTAGAGAACGCATCATGGATAGGGTTGCGATATGACGAAGCACGTCGCGCCACAAAGGTAGCGGATAAGCGCAGGATACCTCTATTTACTGCAAAAGTAAGTGTTCAAGATGTAGGTAATTTTTGGGCAAAACAATCATTTAATCTTGAGTTGCCGACATATAACGGTAGGACATTGGCGGGCAATTGTGATCTGTGTTTTTTAAAGCCAGCCAATCAGATTGCAACACTTATTGCTGAAAGGCCAGAGCGTGCGATTTGGTGGGCAAATATGGAAGCTATGGTATTGGCATCCAAACCAAGCGGTGCCACCTTTCGCAAAGATCGTCCTGGCTATGCAAGCATGGCGCAGTTTACAAAAGATCAGATATCACTTATTGATCCAGATGAAGAAGGCATTGCTTGTTTCTGCGGGGAATGACATGGTGACTTCAGAACACCTAGAACAAGCCCACCTTATCATGTGGTTTCGCCGCACCTATCCGGATACATTAATCTTTGCGATTCCAAATGGGGGACTGCGCTCCAAGACGCAAGCCATGAAGCTTAAGGTCGAGGGCGTGGTGCCTGGCATCCCAGACTTGTTTGTACCGGCATGGAAACTGTGGATTGAGATGAAGAAAGTCAAGGGTGGCAAGATATCGCCAGAGCAACAAGGCATGATTGATTATTTACAAAGTGTTGGTTACCATGTTATTGTGGGACTTGGTGCTGAGGATGCCAAGGCACAAATACTGGAGAATAGAAATGATCGAACCTAAAGATAGATTTGTCACCATCCGTATGCCGATTGAGATATTCAAGGTTGTGAAAGCGCAAGCCGATAGCCAGACTCGCTCAATCAGCCGCCAGATTGTTCACTTGATTAAGACTGCGTTGGAGGCAAAATGAATCAATACGAAAAAGGTTTTGAAGACTGCAAAAAGCAAGTCAAAGCCGCAGTGGTTTTGGCCATTGAAGAGGCCATTCTGATGGAACGTGAAGCGTGTGCAAAGTTGTGTGAATCAGAGGGCGCAAGGATTGACGCTAGTTGGGAAAGTTGCGCAGCCGCAATCAGAGCAAGGTGGCAGAAATGACCAAAGACATCTTATTTAGCCTGTGGTACGACAGCTTGGAGGGTACCAAGTCACAAGGGTTTGCATACCGAGCTTGGTGCGCGGGGTGGGATGCAGCAAAGAAACCAATCAAGTGCGAATGCATCAGTCCGGAGCGTTGTGATCTATATGATCGGTGTTTGAAGGGAGAAAAGGCATGACTGAATTACGCAAAGCCGCAGAGTCAGCAAAGCAAGTGCTAGAAAATAAACTTCTACGAGCTGACGAGCATATTATTGCTATTGTTGTAGACGATTTACGCCAAGCACTTGAACAATGGGACACATCCGACATGGCGCATCGGTCTGGTGGGTTGAGTGTTGAGCAGTCACAACACCCACTAGACATTTATGAACGAGCATACTTTGCTGGCAAACAAGATGGGATTGACGAGACTGAAGCGATTAAACGTATATGGGTCGGGCTGACTGACGAGGAGATAGCAGAAGGCGTAAAACAAAGCTGGGTGACAGAACAGGCTTTTCAGTCTGCCGTGTGGTGGGCAGAAGCCAAGCTAAAGGAGCGCAACACATGAGCTACATCGTCTCATCCCTCCCGCCACTAAAGTGCTTTGTGCGGCGTGAGTTTTTATATAACTTTACCAAAGGTCACGGCGAATACGAACCCGCCATCTGGGTCAGCATCAAAGCGCTCAGAGGTCAGGTGTTTCGCAT